CGAATGGGTAGTGATGAACAGAAAACCCGTTGTGACAGCGGGTGCCATCGTTGTGGTGGCTGCCGGAGCTTTGCTCGTGTCATTGTTGTGGAAGTATCTATTTAGTGCTAGTAAGCAAAATATTCGCAATATTCATATCGCGAATGAGTTGGCTATAGTAGAAATAGAGAAACCACTGGCTTACCGTGACCAACAGAAACGGTTTGCAAAGCAGGAGTTTGTGCACAAGGTTTTGTCTACCAAGACAGTACCTGAGGTGCCAAAATTTGTTACCTCATCAGATCCAGATGATTGGTGTTTCGAATCTACTCAGGAATTCTTTAATTGGAAAGCCTTATTCATTGCACTCAGAGCCATGAGTACAAGAACAATTTGGTTGCCAGAAGAACAGTACGGAGGAAAAGCGAAACGACCACCCAGGAAATTATTGGAAAATTTTTGTTCATGGAATAAGCAAGAAAGTGAATCAATTGAGAAAAACATTGTCAAAATTTTTAGCGGAAATCAGTCTACTTTTGGATTATTGCTGAACAACTTACATATGTTAGTACCAAAACACTATCTGTACAGCACAGAAGATTGGTATTTCCACTATGGAGGGGCAAGAGTGCAGTTTAGGCTGGATTCTTATCAAACTCTTCCAGATGTGGATGCCATCGTGGTTCGATTGCCAGTCGCACTACAACGGGTACGAAGCATTGTTAAGCGGTTCATGAAAGAAAAAGAATTTGAACAATATGTTTCTGGATATGACGTGGTAACAGTTGGGCTGTTTCAGAAAACGAAACATGCTCGCGCACTCTATGGAGTGCTCAAATCTTTGCAGGTGAGAGAGGAAGGAGTTGTGAAGGGAACACAATTCTATGATGTGGAGATTGAGGAATCAACGAGCAACGGTGACTGTGGTATTCCGTATGTCTATAGGAACCAGCTAATTGGAATTCACGTGAATGGCACTGCTATTCCTTATGATATACCAATGGCTGGATTTGCTCCGGTGACGTATGAGATGCTGCAGGAACTGGACCTTAGTGGTTCCGTCGAGATGGTCATGCCCGAGTGTGTAGACACGGAGGAGACCATGTCGTGGGCGGGGAATGAACGAGGATTTCCTGCCCTGGGGAAGGTTGAGGAAAATGGAGTTGTGCTCCAGGTTCCAGGGGTTTATAAGTCAGAGAAGTGTAAATCTTTGATGGCTGCTGCTGATTGGCCTAACGAGTTTAGACCAGCTCCCATGAACCCCGAGATTCTGAATAAGAATTCTCAGAAATACCTATGGGATCAGCAAAGGGATCTTGCATGCCCTACCCAAGATGCAACTGACTATTACATGGATATTTATCGTGTTGGCTTTCCAGCTGACCGTGACCAGGCTTTGTTAACGGACGACGAGATACTTAACGGTAAAGGATCAATTCTTCCATTGAAACGGACTTCTTCTGCGGGACACTGGTCTTGCATATCAAAGAAAAAGGAAGATTTCATGGATGTGGAGATGCGGGACGATGGCAAGTGGTACAGTTGGTCTAATGCATATTACAAGAAGGTTCATCCTGTGCTCGGACAATCACTCAGTGAATGTGTCGAGGAAAGGGAGAAGGCTGCAAAGGAGGGAGTAAGGTTACCATCTTACTACTCATCCACTCTCAAGGATGAGTTACTCCCTCTGGAGAAGTGTGAGTTGAAAAAGACCCGTGTTTTCGAGGCCTCGCCAATAGACGAGACCATTTTGGTAAGGAAATACATGGGAGCCTTTTGTGCGTATATGCGTACGCATAGTGGGCCATACTATATGCACACGATCGGAATTGACCGTGTGGCAGCTTGGG